TACTTGATGAAGGCCGAACGGATGTTGCCGATGGCCTTCTCTATGCTGTCCAAGGCAATGCTGCGGTCATAGCCGAGGTCGGTCAGCTTCACGCCGTTGGTCAGTTTGTCGTTGGTGCCGTTGTCCCTCGCCTTACCGAACTTGAAGGTACGCGCCTCCACCTGCTTCAGGATGTCGGCATTGCTGATTTCCAAAGTGTGCGTCTGTGTCATTTCGTGTCGTTTTCGTAGGTTTTCTTTGACTTGTTAATCTTCTGCTTCCAAGCGGGTATCTCGTTGCTCTTATCGCTCTCCGCACTCTGTGTCTGAAGCGAAGGAATCACTTTGTCCACCATCTTCATGTATAGTGCCACCGCCTTATCATAGTCCTTTTTCTCTATGTAGGCTTTGAAAGCGGTTTTCATATCCTCAAAGTGTTCTGCGACAAAGCTCATCGCATCGTCACGGAACTCATCTATCCTTTTATCTTTGCTTTTCGCCATGCTGATAATCGCTATTATCCCGCAAAGGTCAACAACCCTCACGAAACCAAATCATTAAAAAGTCAGAAACGGAAATCACAAACTCGCCTCGGCGTGTTGGTTGTGATAGTCATATCTCTTGCGCTGGCTCACATGCTTGAGTTTCGGCCTCGGGATGCGCAATCCGAACTTCGGGCTTCGTGAGATATACAGCGCAATTCCTGCGGTCATAAGGCGGTCATCCTTGCAGCCGGGCATGGCGGCATACACGCCGTCGATGCGCTCGTAGGTCTTGTATTCGCCCGTGGTGCCAGCGTCATGCTCGATATAGTTCTTGTTGCGGATGGCATCGTCGAGGTATTCCACGATCTGCGGCTTGGTCTCGCGGTTGGTATGGAAACCGAACTTCCATGTTCCTCCAGACTGGTTCACGTCATCCGCCCCCTTGCTCCGTCGCATGAAGAGTCGGCGATAGCAACGATTGATGGTCTCAAGGATGTATTCAAGCTGGTCACCCTCGTCCACATCGCGGTTCTTGTCCTTGGTCTCAAGGGTGTTGCTCTCAAAGACGAGCAAGGCGTTGTTGTACCACATGGCCACCTGAACCGCCTTCCATGCCAACCAGTCATGCGGCACATGCCCGTGCCACATCAATGCGGTCTTTTCCATGCCGCCCGTGGCAAGGTCGGAGCGGTCGAGTACACGGATAACGCTCCAGTCTGCCTTCTTCCACCTGCCGCCAATATCGACGACGACAATGTATTGGTCGGTCATCTGCACGGGGTTAGGCTCATACCATATCTTCATCGTGCCGCTGGCTTTCTCCTCAAAGCGGTAGCCTTGAAGCACCTCCTTGCCCAAGCGGTAGTCTGAATAGATGTCGCCGACCTTTATCGGGTCTTTAACATCGCGCTGCTCCATTTCCTCGATGTCGTACATGTCGAAGGCAAGGCTGTCGGTGTTGCTGAATGCCTCAACATCGTCAATCGGGGCCTCGGAAGCCATGTCGCTGTGACGGCTCAACTCAAGGTGCTTCAACAGATACCACATGATATTCTCCAGCGACGAGCCAAGCGTCCACATCCTATAGATGTATTCGCCCGACACACGGCAACGCTTACCCTTGTGGCCGTAGATTTCATCAGGATTGTCACGGCGGTTCTTGTTCTCGATAATCCATCGGGCAAAGCCTTTCTTGTTGACCACCTCAACGATGTCGTAGGGATTGTAGGCCGGGGAGATAAACACGGCTTCATACGCGCTGTCGCCATTCTTGGCACGGTGGTATTCCTCCGCGAAGAAGTTGCCGCTGCCACGGGGCGTTGATTCACTGGCAATCATGGTCAGCGGGAACGGGCCCACACCGCCAGCCACCGACTTGAACACATCTTCGGGGGTCTTGCCCTCGGTGGTTTTCCACAAACCCAACTCGGAGAAATGCGCCACGGCTATATCGGCACTCGGCAACGAATCGGAATGTTCGTAGGTACCGATGGTGACAACGGCATCCCTCGCGTTCTTTGGGCTGGATGCGGAGCCGTAGGTAATGCGGAAGTCGTTGGCAGAACGGCCGTATTGTGAGAAACGCAGCTTTTCCCCGTCGGGCAGCTTCAAAAGCCAAGGCGAATACTGGCCTATGGCTTTTTCATACATCATGTGGATTTTCTTTGCGGTGGATGCCACCTGACCGACGATGACCGAATACCAAGAGTTTTTCAACATCAATTGAATCCAAGCCGCGTATGCCTGTATCAGCGTCGAGCCACCCCATTGGCGGCACTTGGCAAGGATGATGCGGATGGGCATACCCTTCAACCGCTGCCGTTCAAGTACGGCCAACAGCATCAGTTGGGCGCAATTGAGTTTGAAGGGGATAAGCGAATTGTCCTCATCGGATTTGCCGATGTCAATATCATCCTCCTCTTCGTCCTCTTCCATCTCCTGGGCCTTGGTCTGAATGTAGAGGTTCTCGGTCTGTCCGCGTTTGTCCTTTATCCTCCATTCGTTGTAGAACCAGCAAATGGGGTCGGTGCGGTAGCGCACTTCAAGGAGTGAGCGTTGGACGAACTGAACAATCTCGTCGTCGGGTTCCTCCTCCAGCTCCTGACGGATATACTCCGCGATACTGCCGTACTTCAGCACATCCTTATACAGCAGGTTCTTTCGCGTCTCGTAAGGAAGATACTCGACGGGATAGATATGGTCGGGGATTTCGACGCGCTTGCGGTAGTAGATTTGCTCGTTGGTTTCAGGATGCCTGATGTCTGCACCCTCACCTGTAAAGGGGTTGTAGTCAGCCTCCAGCCGCTTCAAACGCTTGGCGTTTTCCAACAGCATCTGCTGTACTTCCTTCTCCAGTTTTTCCTCATCAGTCAGCAAACCAGCCCTCCGTTAATCCGTTAGCGCGAAAACTATCAGAAAATCCAGTCCTCGAAATACCAGTACACCTTGTGGCAGTTGTCGCCCATGTCGTCGTCATGGAACCAAAAATGCTTGGCAATCACCATGATGTCGGCGGTCGATTGCCCAGTGTTGGCAAGGTCGTGCGCGAAGGCGTTGGCCGCAACGTAGGCGTCCCACTTGCATTCCTCCTTCTTGCTCTCGTTCATGCCGTCCAGCAGCAGGCGTGATGCCTCGGCCACGGGCACCAGTTCGCCCTTCACCGTGTTGCCCTTCGCGTCCTTGTGCCACATCTCGTCCACCATCTTCTCGGCCAGCCACACGTTGATGTGCCTGCCGTTCATCGCTTCGTATTCCTTCTTCAGGAAGTCACGCGCCATGTCGGGATTCTCCTTGCGCAGTTTCTCAATGAGGCAGTCCACGCGGTCCACCGCGTCCCACATCATCTTCTCGCTGCCTTTCTCCGAGTGCTTGATGATGTCCTTGTATTTCAGATTCAGTTTCATAGTCTATAAGTCTTATAAGTCCTATTTGTCCTCTTTCTTCAAAATCCCAAGAATCTCCTTCAGCATGTCGCCTTGTTCCGCTTGGGTCTTCTCAATCGAAAGGAATCGGTTCTCGTTTTCTTGTTTCTCTTTATAGGCCGTGTCGAGTTCCGCTTTCAGCTTCTTGCTTTCCTCGTACTCCTTCTCCATCTTCTCCTTGTCGGCGAAGTATTGCTCACAGTGGGCTATCGTCGCGTCAATCTCGCGGATAACGCCTTCCTTGTCGGTCGATACGAGCATGTTGCCCACCGCGCCCACGGTGGCGTTCTCTGCGAATTTGTAGGTGTTGGTCTTGCCGTTAGCCTCGATGGTCACATCAACCACCATATTAGGCATTGACGGCATGGTGCCAGGCTGCGGCATCTGCTGGGTGTCGAAACGCGGCTGTCCCACATTCAGCACCTTTCCTTGGCAGTATTTCACCCCGTCGCTCTTGTCGAGCAGGTGGATGGGGTTGTTCGGTCTTAATTCCTTGAATGTCATGATTGTGTTTTTTTATTGTTCGGTAAATGAAAAGTCGGAAAGGCTGGCGGCTAAGCCAACCCTTCCGAACAATAAGATGGTTTAGGCACCTGCGCTGGCACTTGCCGGCTTGGTGCTATAGTTGGCCACCAACAGTTGCATCTGTGCGGCAAGGTTGGCGACTTGGGTTTGCATCGGAGCCATGGCGGCGGCGGTGGCGTTCTGCTGACGGAGCAGGTCAAGTTCGGTCTGCAGGCGGGTCTTCTCGGCCACCACGTCCTGATAGCGGGCGTTCTCCCAAGCCTGACGGAAGGCTGCGACCTCGGCGCGGGTCAAGCCGCTCTCCACTCTCATGGAGGTTTGGAGTTCGTTGGTCTGGTTGATGGTCTCGATGCGGCCTTGGTAGCCTTGCTCCAGCACCTGCGTCTTGATGTTGCAGCAGCAGTCCTTCATCTGCTGGATCATGTTCAGGTTGCCGAGGTTGATGGCGTTGACCACTCCGGCGATACCCATGTTGGTCTGCGCGGCCACTTGGGCGATGTTGGCGTTCACCGTTCCGATGGCCTCACGGATGGCGTTGGCGTCCACATTGAGGTTTTGGGCCAGTTGGCTGATGGCAAAGCCGTTGCCTTGCACGGCCTCGCGGGCGATGGCGTTGTTGTTGTTGTCGTTGATTTGGTTCTGCATCGAGGCCAGTTGTGCGTCTATGTTGCCGTTGCGGTTGCCGCCGAAGCCGAAGCCGCCGTTGGCAAACAGGGCCAGCATCACCAAATACATCCACGGGTTGTTGTTCATCATGGCCATGGCAGTGGCCGAGTCAGTCCCCTGCTGGGGAACCGTCAGAAGATTTACGGGATTTCCTTCCATTGTTTGTGATTTTTTAAGGTTAGACATTAGGTTATTTCTGTTGGAACATTTCCTTGTAGTCGCCGCGCTCGTAGGCTTGGATTTCGTTCATAACGAATCTTGCGTAGGTGAGGGCGTTTGACATCAACTCGTTGAAGTCCTCGTATTTGTCCTTCAGCGCAATCTCATAGTGGAAAATGAGTTCCTTGTGCATGTTGCGCCAGTACTCCTTTTCCTTCTGCTCGTTGGTGTCGGGCCACAGATGCTTCATCATCTGCATCACGGCTTCCGAGTTCATTTGGTTGTTTTCAGGCTGCTTGGCCTGTTCTGCGGGCTGCTGTTCGGCAACTTCCGTCTTGGGGTCTTTTTCTTCCATGGTGTTTGAGTTTTTTGTGTTAATACTGGGATTGCAAAAATCACAAACATATAATGAATGGCCTCCGTAAAAAGTCAGAAACAAAAAGGGGGCGGCCTTGATGGTCGCCCCTTTTTCTTTATAAGTCCTATGGCAGTCCCATAAGTCCTATTCCTTCTTCCCAACCAGCCCGTAAGCCTCCATGTAGGCCCGTCGCGTCCGTCTGATGTTCTCCATGATCTGCTGGTCATACTGGCCGTTGCCCTGCCCAAGTTGGCGACGCATCTTGTTCAACTGCTCACGGGCTTGCTCTATGCCCTTCGCCCTCATCTGCTGTGTCTGCGCCTCCGTCCACTTGCCTTCCTCCAGCGCGGCCTCGTATGCCTTGTCGGCATCGGCCTGCGCCTTCTGCAAAACCACGTCCTCGCAAAGGTCAACGTAGCCGCGCAACTGCTGGTAGGCCAGGTGCGCCTTCTTCGTTTCCTCTTTCCAGTTGCTCTGCGGCTGGTTGCCGTAGGTGTCCTTCCCTTCAAGGCGGCTGGCCACCTCCTTGCCCACCTGCTTCTTCAGCATGGGGTCGTCATTGTCGTCCATGTTGCGCTCCAAAGCCTCGTCGTCCATGTTGGCCACGCGCTCCTGCACCAGCTTCACGAAGCGGTTCACATAGCGTTTGTCCACCTTCTCCCTCGCCTCGTCGCTGTAAGCCCAGCCCGTCAGCGGAGCGTCCTTCATGCGCTTGTAGGCGGCATAGCGTTGCGCCAGTTCCTCCATCGGCAAAGCCTTCGCGTCCTTCGCGCTCATGCCCAACTCGTCAATATAGAGTTGGTCGAGTTGGCTCTGCGGCACCTGTGAGATGCGGAGCAGCAGCATACCAATCTCCTTGCCCACGCCGAGGTCGCCGTCGGCAGCGTCCACGATGGCCACCGCCGCGTCGGTGATGGTCTGCGGGTTCACGCCCACGCCAGCCTGTATCACGAGGTTCACAATGTCCTGCATGCCGCGCACCTTGTCCTGCTCCATGTGCCGCATGGTGGTCTGCAAGTCGCTCATGATGGGCAGCAACTGGAAGTTGTAGTTCGAAATCTTCTTGCCGGAGCGGGCCATGTTATACACCTCGCTTATCACGCTGCCGCCCGACAGTCCCTCCACGGGGCCAGCCAATGCGTGCATGGCGGCATCGTCCCACATCTTCCCCTTCTCGTCGTCGTCGTCACCGAAGGCAAGATACATGAGGCTGGAGCCGAGGTTCCATGCCAGTTGCATCACGAAGCCGAAGATGACCACGTTGGCCACATCCTTCGCAATGCTGATGTTCCAAGCCCTTTCGGATGCGGCCTTGGCCTGTTCTTCCGTCAGGCCCTCGCGCACCATCTTCTTGCGCATGAACTCGAAGCTCTCCTCCTTGTAGCCCTTGGTGAACTTGCGCTTGATGTTGTCAACGGCACGGAGCAGTCTGCGCTCGTAGCCCATCGAGGCGTTGCGGAACACGGTCAGTGCCACACTTGCCACGGTGCGGTCGAGTTGCATCGCGCTCAAGTAGGCGTTTTGGCTGCTCTGCTGCGTCTCGTTCACGGCTGCCGAGGCTTCCTTCAAGGCTTTCTCCTTGGCCTCTGCCTCGCTGTAGCCAGCCTTCAGATAGCCTTTCATCTTGCTTTCGTAGATGGCCTTGGCACCCATGGCCACGGTGATGCCGTCCACGAAGGCGTTGGGGGTCATGCCCCAGCGGCGCGCCGTGTCCACGAACTTGTTCTTCCAAAAGTCCCAGTCCGCGTCGGTGTCCTTCAAGCGGCTGTCGCCCGCCTGTCGGCTCTGCCAGCGTTCGGCGAATCCGGGCAGGTTGTCCAAAGCCCAGTTGAAAGCCTTGGCGGGTCTGCCCGTGCTCTTGGCAAGTTCTATGGGGTTGGCCTCGCTGAAATAGGCGGGATAACTCAACAACTGCTTCAAGGCCGTGTACAGGCGGAAACTAATCTTGGCCGAGGTCACGCCCTTCGAGATGTTCACGATGGCGTTGTCAAGGCTCTGCGCGTTCACTTTCGGATGGTACACGTCGGCGGCAATGGCGCAAACGTCCTTGAAATTGTTCCAAAGGGTCTCGCCTGCACCGAAGCGCACGCTGCTCGTGTTCAGCACCTGATTCTTGAAACGCTTGTACGAAAGCAGGGTGTTCATGTCGCGGTTCAGTTCCGCGAAGGCCGCCCAATGCTCCATGTCGCGCAGGTGGCCAAGCAGCACGTCGAAGGCGTCGGCATTGGTCACGTCGAGCGGAGTGGTGTTCACCGTCCTCTTGATGATGCTGCCCGTGATGGTCGAGGGCTTGGTGTCGCCCTTGTCTTGCTCGCTGATGTCCTCGTCCTTGCCACGGCTGCGGCTGTTGGTGACCAGCGGGAAATACTCCTCAATGGCCGCCATCGGCGCACCGAACATGCGCATGTGGACGGCATTGAAGGCCTCCCGCTTCTTCGGCAGGAACTCGTCCTGAATCCAGTCGGCAAGTTGCAGGAAGCGCGGGTCGAGCTGCCCGGCGATGCGGTCAACGTCCTCGTCGCTGATGCCCATCCTGCGCAGTTTCATGGCACCGTCGTCCATCTTGTTCACCATGTAGATGTAGAGCGCGTTGCCCTGCGTCAGCGGGTGCTTCTCCTTCACGCGCACGGCCTCGCCGCTCTCGTTGGTGGTGGTGTCGTAGAACTCCACCTCTATCGGCTCCATCCTGCGCTCCATGCTGAACAGGTCGCTCCAGCGCATCTTCTCGCCCATCACCTCGCTCACCTTCTCGTCCAGCGCGTCGTGGTCTTTCTTCAGGCTGCGCCATTCGGTGTCGGCCGCGTCGATGTAGCCGCCCATGAACCGCTGCCACAGGTAGCCCATGCCGTCCACGCTCTTCTTGCCGAAGAAGCGCAGCATCTCGTCGAAGGTGGCCACGGGCTTGAAGAGGAAACGCACTATGCTGCTGTTCACCACCTTGCTGATTCTTGCGGCCTTCTTGTGTTCGCTGGCGGGTGTGCCTTTCATGTCGCTGTTGGCGTTGTGCTGAATCTCGCGCACCCTTTCCATCTGCTTCTCGCGGAACTCCCTCGCCCTGCCCTTGCTGCCGTTAAGCACCTCGGCAAGTTGCTGGTTGAGCCTCGTGAAGGCCGTAACCCTCTCGGCCATGTTCTTCCGAAGGGCAGCGTCAATCCTCGCGGCCAGTTCCTTGTATTCCTTGCGGCCCAGCGTGCCGTTCTTCACGTCCTCCTTGGCTTGGTCGAGTTCGTGGCGCAGTTGCGCCTCGTCCTGTTCGCTCTGCCTTATCATGTCGTGGTAGTCCTTGGCCATCATCAGGCCCTCGTATTCCTCCGCTGCGTTGGCGGCAAGGGTCTTGTCGGTGCCGCCCATGCGGTCGTTCACGTCGGCGATGCGCTCCGTAAGCGCGGCCTCGTCGAGTTCTATGCCCTCTTTCATGGCCTTGAGGGTGCGCTGTCCAGTGATGTCAAGTCCTGCCTGCACCTCAACGCCGCTGGCGTTCACCTTCGAGCCTTTGGTGGCAAGCAGTTTCTGCTGCACCGCCTCGGCTGCTTTCAGTTGGTGTTTCAGCATCAGGTCGACAACGGCGTTGGCCTGCTTGGTGATGTCGGTCTTGCCCGTGGCGTTCTTCGCCAAGGTCATCAGCCGCTTCACCTCGCTCCGGCTCATGTTGTCCATGTAGCCGTTCTCAATCATCATCCGTGCCAGCCTTACGATGCTGTCCACGGTGGCCTTGTCGTATTCCCTCTGCTTGGCCATCGCTTGGCGCACGCGGTTGAGGCTCACGCCTATGGCCTTCACCGCCTCGTTGCGTTTCTTCAAGTCTCCCTTGTTCTTTTCCGCTATCTTCATCAAACTTTCGGTTGCCAACTCATAGATTGTCTTACGCCCCGCATCGTATTTCTCGGCTTCCTCGTCGCTCATCTCGGGGACATCTGTCCTATCCGTCTCATCGTCAATCGAGAACCGAATGTCAGGATTCCCCGCGTCAAACTCGCCGTTGTTATCTGTCGCACTCTTGATTTGGGTGGGAGATGTTGCAAAAAACA